TGCGTTTGGTCGGCTCCAAAGAGGTGGTGGGGATGACAAGCTCCATCACTTCTAAGGAATTCTTCATAGCAAAAGAAAGCAAAGTTCAGCTTGATTTCAAAGTCGCAGTTCAAGCTTTCCTTTATGATGGGAGCAAATACATTTATGTGCCTAATGAAGATACTATCTACATAGTAGAAAGGTCATATCAAAACGGCATGTGGATGGAGCTTTCAGTTAGTCAAACTAATATCAAAAAGGAGGACATTGCAGGATGGAATCTTTAGAACTTACTGCTTTAACTCCAGAAATTGAAAAAGCGGTGCAGTCTTACACAAAAGACGTGGAGCTAGCAATAGTAAAACGACTTGATTACACAGCCGATCAAATCCTGGAATACATCAAAGAGAACGCACCAAGAAGTCCTTATTCAAAAGAGCACTTAGGCGATTCTTTTATTAAGGAATCCTATGGTGATGGAGTGAATAAGACTATAGTCATTTACTCTAAAACCAAAGGTTATCTTGTCCACTTAGTGGAACTTGGATTCAAACATAGAAGTGGGAAGCTTGTCTCAGCCCGTCCTTTTCTTAGACCTGCTTATGATGAGTTCACACCTAAGATGCTTGAAGACATTAAAAAGATAATTGAAGGAGGTGGAAGTAATGCTTAAGAAGCTACGAGCTACTTTACTTACCGTTCTTCCTACGGTTATCTACGCTCATATTGATTATGACAATGAGCAAAACGCGGATCCGCCTTTCATTCTTTATCAGGAAATCTCAAAGAGGCCTCAAAACTTCAGAGATGATAGACCTGGTTATTATCAAAGAACGATCCAAATTACATTATCAACAAAGAAAAAAGATAAAGCTCTTGAAGAGAAGCTAGAGAAAGCTCTGCTCGATAAAGACCACATCTTTTCTTTAACTTCTGAGTACCGAAACTCAGATGGCTCTATTTATAGAGTTTATGAAATTAGGCTGGAGGATTTTAAATATGCCAAATAACAAAATTACATTCGGTTTACGAAATGTTCATTACGCCATTGCCACTCAAGATAGCAACGGCAACTGGAGCTTTGATACTCCAGTCTCACTCCCAGGTGCTCAAGAATTCTCAAGTGAAGTAGTGGGTGGATCTACAAACGTCTATGCAGATGACACCTTATATGCTTCCTTAGTCCAAAACGCCGGTAGAACCTTAACCTTAAAATTCACTGAAATCGACGATGACTTCAAAGAGAATGTCTTAGGCTATAAGAAACTCGCTAACGGTAACTTAGTGGAAATCGCTAATGCGCCAGTAGTGACATTCGCTCTCGGCTTCGAATTCCAAGGCGATGCTAAAGCAAGACGTGTCTGGTACTACTTATGTAGTGTCACTCCAATCGCTGAAGCCACTAAATCTAAAGCGGATAGCATTGAGGCTAACTCGGTTACCTTAAACATCACAGCTAGACCAATCGAAGTCGGTGATGATTTAATCACTAACTGCATCAGCGCCAAAGGAGATAGTAACTATACTAACTTCTTAACGACTGCGCCAGTCATTCCAGAGATTCCAACGGGTGAATAAAGATGGAAAAGACAGTCAAACTCAATGGGAAGGAACTAAGATTAGCTTCTTCCCTTTTTACTATCATTTCTTATAGAAACGTCTTCGGTAGTGAACTCTTCGATGATGTAGAAAAGTTAGAAAAAGCCTTAACGACAAACAAAACTGATGTCGGTAAGTTTATCGACGTTCTTTTTAGATTAATCTATGTGCTTCACAAGCCTTTCTACAACGATTCCTATGATCATTTCTTACAAAGCTTCGACTTTAGTGTTTTATCAAACGTCGATGAACTCACTAATTTAGCAAACGTCATCGGAGAACTTCTAGGGGAAGTGAAGAAACAAAGTGAGGGGACTGATTTAGCCCCAAAACAATAAAGCCAGGCGAGAACATCACGGCAAATATCATTTATAACCTGGCTCAACTCGGGATACCGATTCGTGATGCGGAATTCTTTGATATTAGAACCTATTTTGACATAGTCAAACTGCAAAAGTCTATCTATGAAGATGGGGGAACAAATCGACAAGCAACTCAGGCGGATATTGACGCCTTTTTAGGATAATTGATGAATTCAGTGGGGTTATCGTGTAGATTATAAATGTATGAAAAAAGTATTCCCGTTATTATTACTCCCTATTGTTTCTTGCCTTTTAGCTGGATGTCAACCAAACGGCGGTTCAATTACTTTTACTGCTGATTTAATTGGTGATACACCTGTAATGGAAGATAAAACCTTTACATACAAAGGCCATACATTTATTTATTACAACGTTTATAACGATGGTAATGGTAACTTTGTCATGGCTAATAATGCTAGTTACATCGCTAATAACGATGTTCAGTTTGGTTTGAGGGTAAAATCAGCATTTGTTTACACTGTCCCTGAAGATGGCAGTGAGCCTGTATGGATAGAACCAAGTGTTCATAACAAGAATAGTGGCTACTATGATTATGCTATTCAAGTATTTGGCTTTCAAATAAGAGGAGTCGGATTAAATATTTCTATGAATTATACCGACATCAACATCGGCAAGATAACTCATTGGTGTTAAAAACACATAAATAATTTTTCCAATAAAGTCGACCTAACCAGTCGGCTTTTTTAGTCATTAGGAGGTGAGAGAAATGGCAGAGGCTATAAAAGGTCTAAATATTAAGCTCGGACTTGATACGACAGAACTAGAAGCTTCTATCAAATCTCTCAACTCCGACTTAAAAGAACAGCAAAAAGATCTTGCTGCAATTAATAAAAACCTAAAATATGACTCTTCTAATGTTGATCTTTGGAAGCAAAAACAAGATAAGCTTAACGGCATTCTTGAAACCACGAAGAAGAAACTAGAAGAGCAAAAGAAACAACTCGAACTCGCTAAAGAGGCCGTCAAAATCGGTGCCATGAGTGAGCAAGAGTTTAATAAGCTACAAAGATCGGTTCAATATACCGAAGCAGAAGTAGCAAAGCTAAATAAAGAATTAAAAGAGACCGACAACAAGATTTCAGCTCTTGGAAAAATCAATGTCGAGAAACTCTCTGCTATTAGTGGAGCTTTAACAAAATACATAACCGCTCCAGTGACTGCAGCAATTTCTGCTCTTTCGGCTTTAGCCATACAAACCACGAACACTGTTAACGAGATGAGCGATAC